ATGAACGATAAGGAGTTTACAAATGAAATTTTGCACGGAGACATACACTCCGCTAATCAAAAAATTGCAGGACTTAAATCTAGAAATCAGGCTAAAACTTTCATATATGCCTTCATCTACGGAGCGGGAAATGAAAAGCTTGGAAGTGTGGTTGGAGGAGGCAAACAAGATGGTCAACGACTTAAACAACGCTTCCTTGCTAATCTCCCATCACTTAGAAATCTTAAAGATAGAGTTACAAGAGCAGCGTCCAAGGGATATATCAAGGGATTAGATGGTAGAAAGATATACATTAGATCAGCACACTCAGCCCTTAATGCTTTACTACAGGGCGGTGGTAGTATAGTTATGAAGAAAGCACTAGAGCTTTTGAATGATTATATTATAGAGTATAATCTAGACGCACACTTTGTTGCTAACATCCATGATGAATGGCAGATAGAAGTATTAGAGAAAGATGCCAAGAAAGTGGGTGAGCTAGGTGTATTGGCTATACAAAATGCAGGGCTAGAGTTTAATACAAAATGTCCTTTAGATGGTGAGTATCATATAGGAGATAACTGGAGTGAAACACATTAACAAATATGGGAAATACGAATACACAGTTTGGGGTGAAGAATATGGATGTGATGACACTTGGTTTCCGGTTGATGTTATAACAACCAAAAGTGTAAGGAATGCTATATGGGGGTATGATGCTGCACAGCAAGACCCTGCCCTAAGAAAAGTTAAGTTAGAGTTTTGTATTATAAAGGATAAGAAAAAAGACAAGTACCCTATTTATAATTTATGTATTTGGACGGGTGAAGAAACTTTTTCTCACAACTATGGAGACATCCATTAATGAAACACATTAAACATTCTAATAGTAGGGTTGGGGATTTATCAGAATTTTATGCTGTTACTTGGCTGTGGGATAATGGTTATGAAGTTTTCCTTAATGCAGGTACTCAAGGGCCAATAGATTTAATTGCTTATAAGGATGGAAATGCTACACTAATAGATGTAAAAACAGAATCACATGATCCCCGCAAAGAGGGGAATTATTATTGTACTCATCAAGTAAGAACTGAATTACAAAAAGAACTAGGAGTAAAACTATTAGGATATAATCCTGCTACTAGACAACTTAGATTTGTGGAGCATAGAAATGAAAAATCTGATTGAAGATATATACAAAACCATAGAGCCTTTATCAGACGGCCAAGCCTTAGACATATCTGAACAACAGATAGAAGACTTCGGTGAGGCTATGAAAGATGTCATGCGTTCTTGGGCTAATCCAACTAAAAGAGATTCTAACTTTTCTATAAGGATGTCTAATGTTGGTAAGGGTACAAGGCGCTTATGGTTTGATAACAAATATAAAAACAAACAGTCTGAATCTAAACCTAATCCTCCTACTCAAATTAAATTTTTGTATGGTCATATGCTAGAAGAACTAGTAAAACTTTTTGTAACTATATCTGGTCACGACTTAACTGGAGAACAAAAAGAAGTTGTAGTAGATAGTGTATCAGGCCACATAGATTGTATCATTGACAATGAAGTTGTTGATATTAAAACTGCATCGGGCTTTGCCTTTAGTAAATTTAAAAACGGAACACTCAGAGATGATGATCCCTTCGGTTACTTGGGGCAACTTGCAGGGTATGAAGAGTCTGAAGGTACAAGCAACGGTGGTTTATTAGTTATCAATAAAGAAAACGGTGAGCTATGTTTCTACCAACCAGAGGATTTAGATAAACCAAACATCAGAAGTAAGATAAAGAATATAAACAAAGCTCTTAAAAAGAATACGCCTCCGGCTGACCTCTGTTTTAAACCTGTAGCTGATGGTACAAAGGGCAATGAAAAGATACATAAGAACTGTGCTTGGTGTCCTTATAAGTTTGAATGCTTTAAAGACTCTAATAACGGTAAAGGATTACGGGTGTTTCAATATTCTAAGGGCTATGCCTTCTTGACTAAAGTAGTAGCAGAGCCTAAAGTACAGGAGGTAGATCATGAATTCCAAGCTTTGCAAGCAGATACGGAAACAATCTAAGACTGTTCTAGTTGAATGGTTTAAAACTTTAGTATCTAAAAAAGAATCAGAAAATATAAATGAAAGTAATATACTCTCATATCTTTCTAGTCAAACTCATGTCTTTGCTAACAATCAAATATTTTTAAGTGCCTACTCTTTTAAGTGGACAGTTAAAAAAATAAAAACTTTAATTAGAAAGACTAACATGGACGTTACTACAGTGAGGTTAAAGGACATTGAATAAAAAAATTCGCAAGGGATTTAGAAAGCCTAGAATTAAACGGCCTAAAGAAAAGAACGTACCTCCTAGCTATGATTCTAATTGGGAACATGAGCTTCACAATGGGCTGTTAAAACAATGGAATCATCATACTAAAGAAATAGCTTATATAATTGAACACGTTTATGAGCCTGACTTTGTTAGAATTATGGGCAATAAAATAATTTTGTTAGAAGCTAAAGGAAGGTTCTGGGACTTTGCCGAATACAGTAAATATATATGGGTTAAAAAAGCATTGCCTCCTAATACAGAATTAGTTTTTTTGTTTGCCAATCCTTCTGCTCCTATGCCACAAGCTAAGAGAAGAAAGGATGGTACAAAAAGAAGTCATGGAGAATGGGCATCAGCAAATGGATTTGCATGGTACAGTGAAGACTCTTTACCAAGTGAATGGGTAGATATAAACTATCGTAAAGATAATACTTTAAACATTGAGAGTGAGTAGGAGACACTATGAGTATTGATAATGCAACACCAGAAGAATGGGATAGGGTACACCAACAATTAAAGAACCAAAGTAGTAATGTTTCTAGTCCGGCACATTACAACAAAGGCAATATAGAATGTATTGATGCTATTGAAGCAGCCTCAACTAAAGAAGAGTTTGAAGGTTACTTGCGTAATAATGTGTTAAAATATGTATGGCGATTTAGATACAAAGATAATGTAACAGATTTACGAAAGGCCCGATGGTACTTAGACAAACTTATTTCTAAGGTAACGGAAAATGTGGGATCGTAAATTAGAAAGAACCGAAAGATATAACAGAAAAAAGAAACAAGAAAAACCTAAGCCTAAAAAACAAAAAGTTAAACGTAAGGAGAAGCAAGTCAATGACTGAGAAGATTGATGTTCAGCCATATTTAGGTATTCATATTAACTATGAAAAAGAAAACTTATTAAATTCTTTTTCTAAAGAAACTATAACAGACAGATATTTATGGGAAGGTGAAACTCATGCTCAACAAGCTTTTGCTAGGGCCGCTATTTTTGGTGCAACTTATAAAGGACATACTGATTTTAATCTTGGACAGAGACTTTACGAGTACGCTAGTAATCATTGGTTTAGCTTCAGTACTCCTATACTTTCTAATGGGGGTACAAGTAGGGGTTTACCTATCAGTTGTTTTCTTAATTATGTACCTGACTCTAGGGATGGTTTATCTGCTCACTATGATGAGAACATTTGGCTTGCAAGTGGAGGTGGAGGCATCGGTGGACATTGGGGTGATATTCGCAGCAATGGCGTGGATACTTCTAACGGTAGCCGCAGTACTGGATCAATACCCTTTATGCACGTTGTAGACTCTCAGATGTTGGCCTTTAACCAAGGCGTAACTAGAAGAGGAAGCTATGCCGCTTATATAAATATATCACACCCCGAAGTAGAAGAGTTTATTAATATGCGTAAGACTACGGGCGGTGATTTAAATAGGAAGTGTTTGAATCTACACAATGCAATTAATATTACTAATGAATTTTTAAATGCTGTAGCAGAAGATGATGAGTGGAGATTGATAGACCCTAAAACTAATACAGCAGTAAAGATTGTACAAGCAAGAGATTTATGGTTTCAAATAATACAGACCCGAATGGAAACTGGTGAGCCTTATTTAATTAACATAGATAATTGTAATGCTGCTCTGCCAGAGGAACAAAAGAAACTAGGCTTAACAATAAAGCAAAGTAATTTATGTTCTGAAATAACTTTGCCAACTGATGAAAATAGAACAGCGGTTTGCTGTTTATCTAGTGTGAACCTAGAATACTTTAATGAGTGGTCTAAAGAAGATAACTTTATATCTGATTTAATTACTATGCTAGATAATGTACTAGAAAACTTTATTGATTTAGTTGGTGATAAGCCCGGATATTCTAAAGCAGCCTACTCAGCTATGCGAGAAAGGTCTATTGGTTTAGGGGCAATGGGTTTCCATAGTTACTTACAAAAGAATAACATACCTTTTGAAAGTATGTATGCTGCAAGTTTTAACAACAAAGCTTTTTCTTTTATAAAAGACAGAGCCGACAAAGCCACAAGACAACTAGGAGAAGAACGGGGTGAGGCTCCCGACATGAAAGGTAGTGGTAAACGCAACGCACATCTTCTTGCCGTAGCTCCTAACGCTTCTAGTTCTATTATATGTGGTGCTACTAGCCCCTCTATAGAACCTAATAGAGCTAATGTCTATACACACAAGACATTATCTGGCAGCTTTAAAGTTAGAAACAAATATCTTGATGATTTATTATATGAGCTTGTTCCTACTGGAAAAAAACGAGAAGAGATATGGAAAGATATAGCAGCAAATGAAGGTTCAGTGCAGCACCTAGATATTTTATCTGATGAACAAAAGAAAATATTTAAAACAGCACCAGAGATAAATCAAATATGGATTATAGAACACGCTGCTATGCGTCAAGAGTATATATGTCAAAGTCAAAGTGTTAATTTATTTTTTAAATCTCCACCTATAGAAGCAGACCAAGAAACTCACAACAATTTCTTACAGTATTTAAACGATATACATTGGGCGGGTATACATAGACTTAAATCTTTATACTACTTACGTTCTAACGCTGCCCGTAGTACAGAGAATGTTAATATTAAAATACCTAAAATTAATTTAGAGGAAGAGGGGTGTATAAGTTGTGAAGGATAAACCAAATAATCCGCACCATGATGCACTATTAGGTTGTATCATGCAGGTTGAGTGGGAAGATGCTTGGATAGATACTGAGGATCATCTCATATCTGATGCTAGAAAATTAAAACCTGTGCTTAGATCAAGCGTAGGTTATTTAGTAGCGGATAATGATAATGAAATTATATTATGTACTGATCGTTACCACAGCAAAAAGGATGAAGAGTATGTTAATGCTGTCATGGTAATTCCAAAAGGAATGGTTACAAGATATTGGGAAATTATAGCAGAGATAGGAGCAGAGTTTAATGTACTTAATAATAGCTAGTTATATTTCTGTATTCGTTAAAGCATTTCAACAACGCAATGTTGCGTTTAATAATTATTTATTTGTACCTGTATTTAGTTTGGCTATGGCCTTTACAGAAGTATATATAATTATTAACATAGTAAAACTAGGGGCTAGTTGGGACTTAGTGTGGAAGCTTGCAACCGGAGCAGTCTTAGGGTGTTGGTCTGCTATGTACTTACACAACAAATTAACTAATGCAAAAAATGATTTTGAATCAATAACTAATTTAATGAAGGAATCTAAATGAGCTTATTAGGAACAAGAGATTATTATAAACCTTTTGATTACCCGTGGATGTTTGATTACTACGTGCAGCAGAATCAAATGATATGGTTGCCGGAAGATGTACCCCTGCACAATGATGTTAAAGATTGGCAGGACATGGATGAGTCTGAAAAGAATTTATTGACTCAGATATTTAGACTCTTTACGCAGTCTGATGTGGATGTAGCGTCTTGTTATATAGATAAATACATGAGGGCTTTTAAGAAACCAGAAGCTAGAATGATGATGTCTTCTTTTGCGAACATGGAATCAATACATCAACACGCTTACAGCTTGTTATTAGATACTGTAAATATGCCTGATACAGAGTACAAAGCTTTTTCTGAATATGAAGCTATGGCCGACAAGCACGACTACATTAACGCGGTGCCCTTTAAAGTATCTAACAAAGAAAGCATAGCTAAAAACTTAGCAATCTATTCAGGCTTTACTGAGGGACTACAACTCTTTAGCAGCTTTGCAATTCTTTTAAACTTCCCGCGCTTTGGTAAGATGAAAGGCATGGGACAGATAGTAACTTACAGTATAAGAGATGAGTCGTTACACGTTGAAGCAATGACTAATCTCTTTAGAGAATTTATGAAAGAGAATATACATCTTTGGACAGATGATTTTAAGAAAGAAATATACCAAGCTTGCAGAGAAATGGTTAAGTTAGAAGATAAGTTTTTAGATTTAGTATTTGAAATGGGAGACATTCAAGGACTTACTAAGTCTGAAATGAAGGAGTATATTAGATATATAGCAGACAGGCGTTTACTACAACTAGGTTTAAAACCTAATTTTGAAGTAAAAGATAACCCGCTTGTTTGGTTAGATGATGTACTAGGAGTAGAGCATCAAAACTTTTTTGAAGGGAGAGCTACTACTTATATGAAAGGAGGCATCAAAGGTAATATAGAAACTGTTCAATTTAAAAGTCTGCGTTTAGAAGACTAAGGAGGTAGTATGAACAATAAAAAAGAAGGGAATCTTGTTTCGTTTAGAATATTTATTGCAAGAGATGGGAATATAATATCTGAATTTAAACACTTACCAGTAAAGGAAATAGAAAAAATATTTAATAAAGATTACATACCTATTATTAATAAAATAGTTAAAGAAGGGTGCTTTAAACTAGAAGACTTGCATACTTATATAGAAAAGGAAGTGCAAAGTTTATCTTAATGCTCTATCGTTGTGTCAAATGTGCCGTCAAAAATTTCATCAGCTTTAGTCATAGCCATATATTGATATTCAAATATACTTCTGTATGTTTCAAAGTCTACTATCTCTATTTCTTTTGAGGCGTGTACCCGCGCATATACTTGATACGCTGCACCTAATTGTTCTTCTGTATATAAAGCTAACATATATTCACCTTCTATATTAATTAAATAGTTGTTCAGCAGCGCAGTAGTCTAAGCTTCTACAAGTCCTAACATTCAACATAAAAATATCTTGATCAATCCAGTTAAATTGAGGGTACTCTTGTAAGTGTAAGGACATTCCACTAGGCGCTCCGAAGTTGCTACAGCCTGTCAGTAGTAAAGCTGTAAGTATTAAATGTTTCATTGAGCTACTAACCTCTTGTTGTTTCTCTCAGTTATAAGTTCTTGATACTTCTCTTCATCAAGATGTGTTACTGCTATCCATGCGTGAGTCATCTCATCCCCTGTCCTACTACCTCCTACAACCCACATATCAGGATCAGGATTGTTAGGGTTGTTTGCTGTGTTGTCATACCATTGTTTTAAAACTAACACTGCTCCTGTTGGTAGTAGTGGGGCATAGTCTGGATCATACAAATGACTGTGATGCCACGTTGCACTCCAGTTAGATACCTGACTGATCTGCTCTGTTCTCCCAGTATCGGGGTAGAATATCTCAAAGCTTGCTGCATTCATTCTTAAATGTCCATGTGGTTGCCATGAGTCTATACGAACTGGGTGATCAAAGGAGTGAAAGCCTTGTGTCATAGAATAACCATTGGGCGGGATAACAATATCAGCTTGATCGCTAATCCTGTATAGTCTCAGGTCTTGTTCGTAAGCAAGTTCTTGGGATTCCTCTGGAGAATACAACCACAGCCCTATCTCTACTACATTATCTTTAATAATAGTTCCGGGGGCTATAGCTCCAAGACCTCCGGGGAACATATGAATGTCCCAAGCTATCTCTGCGTTAGCAGGTATGGTTCTACACACCCCCTCTGGTACTATTTCACCCCACTTACCCATAGCGTATTCAGTGAGCATACCGTACCTCTCGCCTTCTAAAGTAACAGTACTGTTAGCGTGGTGAACCACACTCTTAGCCTCTCCTCTTGGCTTAACTTGGATGGCTTTAATGCACCTGTCCTCAGTTAGTCCACTGGCTACATTATGTTTGTGCCAGAGATCGTTTCCTGTAGCCGGAATATCTATTGGAGTAGATGGTATAACCAACGTAGGCTCTCCAAAGTTTTCGTAGAAGTTCCACTGATCGGGGTCTGAGAGGCTCGGAGGCTGCACTACAACGTCAGTATCTCCGTACTCTGATCCTGTATTAACCCACTCTACTATCGTGTCTATATCGGCCTGAGAGAGCCTCCAATCACCATGTAATTCCTGTATGCCAATGCCTTCATCATAAGCATAGGGCGGCATTTCTCTGTTAGCTACTTTAAGCTGAATCAAAGGACTCCACGGGCGAACCTGTTCGTAGTTTTCAAACTGCATTGGGCCTATACCGCCTTCGCGGTGACAGACAACACAGTTGTTATTAATAATAGAAGCTACATCATCTACATAAGTAGGTTCATTTGAATATACTTTACTAGCTGATACCAGTAGTGCAGTAGCTATTATTAAACCAAGTAATGTTTTCATTTACAGTTGCTCCTATGTAAGCTGCCTAGTAATTTACCGCCTTTATTGCGTTCAATCCTACCAGTATATAATGGGCCTAATGTTTCTTGTGTTCCTACGGCTTTTAAATCTTCTGAATTAAAAATAAAATCTTGCCCTCGCACTAGAGGTAAGCCTAGATTTAATTTTAAATCTGTTCTTTGTTTACTTCTAATCATTTCTTGTAAAGCTGCGGATTCAGTTAGTCCTTGTTGTTCTAAATAAAAACCTCTTGAATTATTAAAAGAATCTACAGAACTATCTATTGGATTTTCTGCTGCTTGTCCAAATCTTTCACCTTCTTTTAATTGAAGAAGCCCTCTCATAGCAGGATTAGTACCATATCTGAAAGATAAAAGACCGTGGTTGACCGCATTAAAAAGTTCGTCAACATTTCCTTTAGTAAACCCATAATCATCTACTGGTACAGCGTGTTCTTCTTTAAGTATTCCTTCTGCTACTGCATCATTAATAGCTTTAGCTGCATCTCTTTCATTAAGACGTTGTTCTCTTGCACCTATTCCAACTGCTCTAGCTCCTGCTTCTATTGCTTCTTGTCTATAGCCTTCTTTATAATAGTTTATAGCATCTTTTGTATTAAGTAAAAATCTTAAACTTCTAACAATTCTGTTTCCTAAACCGCCTTTAAGAATTCCACCGTCTTTGTATTGCTTTCTGATTGAGCCGCCTGTGGCTGAAAATAGATTTCGCATTAGGTCTTCTTTAGTAGCATCTGGATTATAGTTTGCATAAATTGATTTTACTTTATCTGGGCCTAAAGGTATGATCTGAGTTTGGGGAGTTATATCAGCAGCTTTGCTAACATCTTCAACATTAATAAATTCTATATATCCATAGCCTTGTTTTTTTGCTTCCTTCCAAATTTCTTTTATCATATCAGACTTTTTAGTTACAGGGGTTTTAATATTTAATTGATCCATAGCATCCTGTATAAACCATTTTCCCCACGGCATAGCCTTGTTGTCTGGAGATTTATAAGTAGAGGGTGCCCATTTATCTATTTTTAATTTTAATCCCGGTCCCTTTAAAAACATAGGAAGTATTTCGGGGGTTGTCCAGTAGTCTTTTTTAATTTTTCTTCCTGCTGCTCTGTCGGCTGCTTCAGCTTTACTGTTCCATTTTTTTTGTGCATAAAAAGAAGATATATCTGCATCAGTACCTAAATAGACCATATGATTTTCGGGACTAATATCATCCATGTAATTATCTAGAAAATATTTTTCATCAAAAGTTATTCCGTCTGTAGCCCATCGCTCACCAGCAGCGTGATACACTATGCGCTCAGTATCCATTCCCGCTTCTTTTGCTTTCTTTATTAAAGCTGTACCTCCTTGTATAAGATTTTCTGGCCCTCCTGTTTTAATGTTTTTACTTACAATTTCTAGTACACTATCATCATAAAAAGAATATTCTTCATTTCCTCCAAGACTTAATCCTTCTAAAGAAGTTTCCCTTAAATCTCTTTTTGCAGCTTTAATTCCATAGTTTTTAAAAATATCTTCTGCTTTTAAATCTTTATCTTCTAAGTTTCTTTTTAAAATATAAAATATTCTTTTACTATCTTTGTCTTTATCTGACAACTGAATATCATAGTCTTTTGCTATAGCATCTATTCTAGTCTGCACAGGAGTCGGTTGATCGGCAAACTTTGTACCTGTTCTAATTATTTCATCCTCATTTATATGTGCTTCTAATTCATATAAAGTAGGAGTAGAAGAACCTCTAGCAGTTCTTTCTTCTAAAAGAGCTTTTTCTGATAAACCTACAGAACGGTTGGGTGTTGCATCAAGATATGACTCAGCTATTTTTTTATCTTTTGTTGCAGCTACTCCTCTGCCTAATTGAAGAGCATTAGAATCAATAGATTTACTAGCTTTTAAAGTAGGAACACTATGTGGAGAACCGTGCCATAAACCTTTTATTATATTAGCACCTGTTCTAGCTAACGTACCTGCCATATATTTTTGACGAGAAATATATCCACCTTCATTTTTATACATAGGCAAAGTAAATTCTTTTTCAGGTAATACTATAGTTAAGTATCCTTTATCGTCCCAACGAGTAGTAGCTCCTATTTTTTTTGCAATTTTTTGTACTTGTGGAGCTATTGTATCTTCATAATATTCTTGAATATGATAACTTCTTTGCATATGACCTTTTGATCTATTAGGCTTAACCTTCCATTCTTTATAAGCCGGGACACCCATATATTTTCTACTTTCTGGAGTATCTCTACCAATCAAAAAACTAATTTCGGGAAGCCCTCTTTCTTTTGTTTCAGCTATCATTCTATTTATTATATTTTGAGAAACATCTATTTCAGGTATAACTTTTGATATATTAATTGCATTAAGAGTATCTTGTACTTTATCTGTTATTTTATTTTTTAAAATATTTTGGGACTCAAATTTTGATATATAATTTTTTATATCTTTATTTATTCCACGTTGGGGTAAATATTTTGTTTTTTCTATATAAGATTTTAAATCGGCTATAAGATCACTTTCTTTTACAAAACTTTCTAAATTTAAGTCATATTGCACGAATAATGTATCTAAGTGATAAAGCTTTTCATCTTCCAAAGCAAATTCTTTAATGTTTTTACGCATACTTGCAGCTTCTTTATATAAAGCATTTAAGTTTTTTACATCTATACCTAGTTGTTTGCCTTGTTCTTTTGAAAATTTAATATCTTTTTTATTAACATTAAATGAATCTAACAATACATTATACACATTATCATTAGATTTTTTCTTCCACTTCGTTGGCTCAAACACAATATCATATAAGGCCAACCTAGTTTTTCTACCTATTGCTAAATCACTTTGCATTTCAAAAACTCTAAGAGCGGGATCAATCTCATCAAATCTTACATGATAACTATAAGGATCGTCTTTATATCCCGCTTTAATAGCCGCACTACCCTTTGGCAAATTAAGAACAAAATGTTTAGATTCAGCACCTATTTGCTTGCCTCTAGGATCACGAAATATTCTAGTTTCTAATGTTAAATCATTAACATCTAGGGGAGTATATTCGTCAAAAAATGCGCCTTCTTCATTTATTATTAAATCTGCCTCAAGCTGTTTGCCATCATAAGGAATTCCTCGTTCGGCAAGCTCAGCATCAAATTCTAATTTTTCTAATGCTGTATTATGTTCTAATAAAGTTTCTTTTGCAGTTACAAAGTTAGAATCAATTAAAGGTTTATCCATTCTAGCTTTATCTATAGCTCTTAAACCATCAGGAGTATAAGCTAGATTACCTGATCTAGTAACTACAGTCCTAATTTGAGCGGCTGCTTCTTCGGATTCTTGTGTTGGTGAATGCCATGCATTACCGTCTTCATCAATACCTGCCGCCTCTATTTCATCTTTCCGAACACCTCTGTTTTGTAATCTTTTTACTAACCTATTAATAGGAATATTTTCACCTTTATCTGCTAATTCACCAAGAGCTTCTGATAGTTTAGATTTTAAAACCGGAGCCGCCTTTGAAACTATTGTTCCTAATGCAAAACCTTGGCGATCTTCTTCGTCTATAAAAGCTCCTCCCGCTTGTACATCATATGGAAGTCCTGTCATTCTATCTATACGTTCATCAGGTTCTTCAGTAACTTGTGGTACATTATAAACTTCACCGCCTTTTTCCCAGTTTTTTCTAGAAACTACATCTTGTTCTGGAGTAGTAGATTTTTGAAAAAAAGTATCTCCGGCCCGTAACATTTCTCTATACTTATCAGGCCAATCTTCAGTGGCTTCAGTAGCACCAAAAATTGCATTAAAAGCTCCGTAGCCCGGAATTTTTTGTCCTAGTATAGAAAATACATCTGCACTAACTCCCAGTTTATAAGCATCACCCCAAAGCGGTCCAAACCCTGTCATATAAGCAGTAGGACTTTGATAAATTTCAGCAGCCGTTCTACCTCTTGTAAACATATCAGCAGGTAAACCATTAAATCCTGCTCTAGCCAAAGCACCACCAATTACTTCATGGGGTTTACCCTCCAAAGATTCGCCTTGAGTTCTAGCAGCATTAGTAAACATAGCTACTGCTGTCATAATTCCTACAGCAGGAATATGTTGAGTTAAAGCAGTCTCAGGATTTCTAGCTATTTGTCTAGCCATATTTTTCATAACTGTATTAGTAAAAGCTGCGGGGTAACCTAATAGTTGACCGAGGATTGCAGTTTTTGGATTTGACATATACATAGGTTTTATACCTGACTGTGCGCTAGGATTTAAAATAACTTCATTAGTATATGTATTTGCTCCTTCTTTAAGTTTTCTGTAAAAATCGTCTTCTATATTAGCTCCTTTATTTAGCCAAGATACACCTTCATTATAATTTATACCAAGATCAGCTAGTTCATCTATTTGTCTTTGTACTCTTCTAGATATTTTACCTGTTTGTATTAAAGGCATATGTGAAGCAATGCTTTCTAAATTTTCTGCTATTAATCTTTTTCCAATAATATATGAAGCTGTTTGAACTCCTTTAGTCCATTGGTCTAAAAGTGTAAACCTAAAAAATTTATTACTAACATTTCTCATTCTAGGACTAGATAGTGCATCACCTCCTAATCTATCTGCGTAGTCAGCAAAAGCTTGATCTAAAGCCGTACCCATTTGATTGAGTTCGTGCATTGCTTCTTTACTAGTCATATTAAAAGATTTTTGAAGACCGTTTAAAGAATCATCAAACATTTTTTTAGAACCACTAAATATAGCATCTCTGTATCCTGCGAAAGATGTTTTAACACCTGCTTTAGAAATGTTAATAAATATTTCTGAAAGACTTGATAGTGTTGATAAGGGTAATAAAGCCATTCTATTAAATAACATATATGAATCTGCTGCCGTGCCTTTCCACCCCTTATATCTATCTAAACCTTCTCCAGTAACATTTTGATATACATCAGTCATGTCTTTCTTTGCTTGGTTTATTAATTCTGTTGTAGCTCCATTAGCTCTCATTTCTTTTTCTAAAGCCGGAAACCAAGTAGTATTAAAATCTTCTATATTTCTTACACCAAATACGGTATCTTTTGCTATAGCTTTAGCAGTAGAACGATGATAACTAAGCATTACATTATTTAAATCGTTATCTAAATATTTAGTAAAGGCAGTTTCATCTTTTAATTCTAATTGTCTTCTAGCAAAAAAACTATTCATGCCTGTACCAGAATCATTACCAAATTGAAATTTAATATCTAATAATTCTTCCCATACTTTTTCTGCTTTTTCTTTATTAGTAAGCTGCCGTCTAATTATATTTCCATTGGCATCAATAGTTTCTTCTAAATCTACGTGTTGTTTCCAATTAACATTCTTTTCAAGAAGACTAATAAAATCTTCTTTATTATTTTCTATTTCTGATCTTTTCCATAATCTAGGTAGGTAATTATCTATTAAATTATTTACTAATCCTTTTCCTTGTGATTCATCACCCATTTCTTTTAGTTGACTTCTACCAAATTTAACTATATTAAATAAAGATTTTCTTACATCTTTACCTAAATGTTGTGTTTCTCTAGCTAAAGTTTTTATATCATTAGTTCTAATAGCATTAGAAAGTAAAGTATCTATTTCTTCTTTATATCCACCTTTAAGAGTTGTTTCAGCAATAGGATCATAAATAGCTTTCCAAGCCATTCCAAGTCTACCAAATTCTATATTAAATACATTACCATAATCATTTGTATCTCTTACTATAGACTCTCCTCTTTTCCAAGAATTAGATACAGCAGATACAATTCTTTCTTGAAAAGAATTTATAACATTAGGGCTAAGACCCTGATACTTATTAAAAATACCAGTAACTTTTCCTGTTAAATATCTAGCATTAAAGTCAGAAGTTTTATCTAAAACTTTTCTTAGTATAGAACTTTCTCTAGCTATATTAGTTATACCTCTGGTAGCATTAGCTTCTTGTATAGCATCTGTTAAAATTTCAGAAGTTCTTTGTCCTCCACCAGTTTTAGCAGCTAGTTGGTCGGCAAGACTGCCTATTTGTGCATCGTCTAAATCTATAGTTTGAGTTACTTTTACTTTTTGACCTTTTAAAACTTTTGTTGCAGTTTTTTCTGCATCTTTCATATAAGTATTTTTAACAAAAGTTATAGCTGTTTGAATTTCAGAATTTTTTAATCCATATTGTTCAAACAATTTTAATACTTCAGGATCAATATCATTAATTTGTAAAGTTCTTTGTTTAGTAGCAAAGTTTAAACCTTGCTTTACTTCGTCAGGTGTAAGTTTTTTAAAAATAGTATCTTTAATTGCCAGTATTATATTAGCTATTCTTACATCATCGTATTGATTGCCTAATTCTTTTTTTAAATTTTTTAATAATGTTAAATTTACTTCAGGATTTCCTTGCCTATCGTAATATTGTTTACCTCTTCTATCAGTTTTTAATTCAACTTTATTAAATAATCCTGATACAAGCGTTTCTGCTTCTTGTTCAGCAGTACTACTAGCACTTGAATTAATTGAAGAATTTGGAGGAGGCAATACTGTGGGGGTAGTACTTTGTCCAGTTTCAGCTACATTAGTTGTACGTCTAGAAAATAATTTACTTGCACCATAACCTAAACTACCTCCAAGCCCAATACCTAATCCTACAGACAAGGCAAAGTCCCCATCACTAAAAGCATCTTGTAATCCAGTAGTTATATTTATATCTTGTCTATTAGCATTTTCTACGCCTGTCCAAATACCGCCTTCAAATGCTGCGGATACGCCTGTAACTGTTGGAGATAAAGAATCTGCATTAGCCGCTGCAATATTATTTAAAGTCTTTTTAACATTTTGTTTACCTGCTTGACTTGTTAAAACTCTAGTTGCTGCGCCTGTAGAAGTCCTAGCAACAGCACTACCTAAACCCGGAGCTACCAATGCAAAAGCTAAATTAATAGGATCAGCAAACATATCTACACCTCTATCAAAAGTAGCTTTTAACATTTCGCCAAAACTACCTGCTTTAGAAGCTTCAAAATTATCTCTAAGATATCTATATGTTTGTTTAATTTCTTCAGGAGCCTCTCTTAAAACTCTAGCTCTATCAATTACTGTAAGTAAACGGCCTTCTTCATCTCTAAGTGTTTCAAAAATATCGTTAGATATTGCACCACCTGTTAATTTTTCTGCCATCCCTTCTTGTTCTGATAAGTAACTAAGAAACTTTTCGGCTTCTGCTTGATAACGTGGATCATTCCTTAAATCAGCATGATTTTTTTGAATAAAACTAGAAGGCCCACTTAATCCTATTTGTGTTTTTTCAGGCGCTATAATATTATCGGCATTTAAAACACCCCAGATATTTTCAGTATTCTTTTTTATTCCCACTAATTCATGCCTCTTCTAAAATAATCACTTTCGTCTATTCTTCTTTTTGTTAAGCCTCTGCTTACTTCAAGTTCTCCTGTTTCTGGATTTCTTTCTTTATTATATTCTAGCATCTTTTCTGCTATTTCTTCATCAGTACGTGTACCATTAGCAGTAAGTTGATTTAGTGCGCCAAAACCTAAATTATATAAGAAACTTGTAAGACCTTCTTTTTGAGTATCATTCCAATTATAATTATTTCTTTCTGAATAAGTATTTAATTTATTTATTATTTCTCTATCTAAATAACCAAGAAGTTCTTCTTGAGCTTGTTCTCTAGTTATGGTTAAATCTGTAGGAACTTCTGCATTTCGGTCTTTTGGAAGAGGTGCTTCTGTTCCATATCCCCATGTCCATTGTGCATTATCCCATTCAGGAGTCCTAAGAAAACCTTCTTTACTTTTTATAGCTACAGTAATTAAAGTATCGTTTTCAAATTTATCTTCTTCTGCTAGAGTAATGTCTAATCCGCTAAGTGACATATCTTCTTCCTGTTCTACATATGGTTGTTCGGAAACCTCTGCAACTTGAGGCTCAGGGGTTTCCGTTGTTACTTTTCCTCGTCTTCACCGCCTCCTAATTGCTTCGCAGCCAAGAACATTGCATCCTCATAAGAAACGTCCTCGGTTTCCATAATTTGCCTGACCAAACGCGTAAGCTCTTGTTGTTTAAGTACTGATTCCCGTGAGCCACTAATTATCCCAAGCTGTTTATTAATCCAAGGCATAACCCCTCTAAAGGTATAGCTGAGAGGTTCCGGTTCTCCAAAAACGTCCGAAGTTGGATCATAATAAGGATTATCGTTGGGCAAACCCGTATTAACAGGTGGTGGTGGCGGTGGTGGCGGTGGTGTAGCCGATATGTTCCAATGCTCTACAAGGTTTCCCATAGATATTTTGTTATCTACTACTGTATGATTTGTAGTAGCAAGTTCATTTATTAATTTAGTTAGTGGCTCACCTGATTCTGTATCTATTAAAGTTACTTCTTGCGACATAAACCGTTGAGAATTACCTATTAAATCTCTTGCTCTTTGTTTTTGTAATGTAGTTCTCATATCATCATCTTTATCATAAGATATTTCTTCTATAACTCCTGCAAGAATAGAACTATATTCTTTTGGTGGTATTGAAACAGATTCAACAGAAACGTCTTCTCTTTCTGCATCAGCCGCCAATAATATTGTATTTTCAAAATTTTGAAATCCTAAAAAATTTTCATTTTCAGAAAAAGCTTTATACTCAGAATTTTCCATGCCAGTAAGAATACTAAAAATATAAGCATCGGCAATTAGTTTTGTAGTTTCTTCTGTTCCTAATCCAGTTGTTACAGTTAGTTCTTTAGCTTTAACAGCTAATCGTTGATATTCAGCCGTAGCTCTTGTACCTAATTGTTCATTCCTTTTTAGTTCATCCATTACATCAGCAGTTACATCATCTCCTGCCAAATAAAAACCCATAACATTTCCTTCTAATACAGAAGGCACTTTACCAAAAAAACCACTTGATCCTGCTGTAAACATAGTAGAAGCTTCTGTAATAGCTCCTTGCATTTGAGTTATTGAAGCTTCAGATAAAGTAGATATTTTTTGATCTAAAGAAAGTTCTTCGTCTGGAGTATGAGGTGTGAATTCTTCAAACCTTTCTACTAACTCTCCTCTCTCTCCTATTACCTTATATGTTTGCCACGTTCCCGCTTGTCCCCACATTTCCCCCTTACCTACTCTAGGTGCGCCCTCTGGTCGTGCTACTACAACCCTATCTTCTACACTAGTAACATTATCGCTTTCTGTAAGGGTGTCTTGTCCTTGTGCTGTTCGGCTCATTATATTCCAATTTCTTAAATGCTGTGGTTCTATTGTTTTCTTACCTTCTTCATCTCGTATATATTCTCCAGTATTAGGATCAATATCATATGGAGCTTCTTCAAATATAATAGGTCTTCCGTTCATTGTTCCTTTAATAACATTAAAGGGCACTTTAAGAGTTACATCAAAATACGGAACTTCTCTTTCCTTTCTTTCAACTGATGTAATCTTTAATCCTGCGGGACGTATGTTTAAATTCTCAGGCGTTAAGTCACCGAATTTTTTTGCAGCCCGTAGACCATATCCTTGCTCTAAAGCATTTTTAAAAGCGCTAACTTTTGTAGCAGCGTCACCATACCGACTATTAATAACTGCATCTATAAGTTCATTATCAACATCTGCTTGAGTTTTTCCGGTTATAGCTCTTTCGGCTCTGTTAAAAAGCCAACCACCTGCATTACTTGCTCTACCATCTTTTGTTCTTACCCACGCATCATAGTCTCCTAAATCTGGCATTTGTAAAGAAGCTTGATAAGCTTCTTCAAACTTAGGTAAATATTCTTCAGCCGCTTTTAAACCTTCAGCTTGGGCATACAAATTCATAGAATCTTCATCCCACTGAGATTCATCAAAATTTAATTTTAAATTACTTAATATTTCTCCTGCAAATTCTTCTGCCCAGTAACCTTTTCTTCCTCCTGCGTGTGCAGTAGATGTTTCATAGTTAGTTATAATTGCATCTCTATCTTTTAAAGTAGCTTCATATCTTAATCTTTCACCTACTAAATCTTCTTGTTCATTAATAAAAGTATTAGTACGATCTTTTATTGCTTGATTAAATAGTTGTACACCTTTACCAACTACTTGAAGGGCAGCTTGATTTCTGACATCTTTTTTATATCTTTTTTCAGTTCTTTTTCTAGTTTCTCTTCCTCTAGCTAAAAGAGAGGAACCTAAATCTTCTACTTCTTTGTACATACTATACCCCCTGCGCTAAAAGACTGTTATCCATAGGTTCTATGCCTTCTGGTTTGTCTAATAAACTTTGTTCTATAATGGGTGCTTCCTCAACAAGTGTTTTAATTTCAGGAGGAATAGGACTATTTTTTTTAATTTTATTTTGTTTGTCTTTTAATCGGTTTTCTAATCCTGTACTATTTAATTTACTTTCTGCTATAGTATCTTCTTTAACATCATCTCTATTAATAATATAATCAATTCCTTGTCTTTCTGCTAAAGCTATTAACATATAAGCTAATGGTTCAGCTAGTAACATTAATAAATCAGGATTCCATTTACCTTCTGTAAAACCTTTAAATAATATTACTTGTGTTAATTCCATTATTGGCACACCATTATCTATAGCTACAAGAATATCAGGATATTTTTCTTCATCCGTTATAGTTAAAAATAAATATTCTAAAGCTTCACGCTGTACTGTAAACTCTGGAGAAGATTCAAATGGATAAGGATTAGCAGGATCATTTGCTAATGCTTCACCCGGAATTGAACGCTTCATTTTAGAAGCAGTATTTACATAATCAGGAGTTATTTCTTTTAACATAATTATTACCTTTAAGCAAATCTAGACGATAAATCTCTTGACCAAGTAGATACAGGATTCATTAAAATAGTATCATATATTCTTGCGGTTGAACCATACTGCCCCATACTTGAATAAGCTTGGAAATTTCTTGGAGGAGATTGAACTGTAACATCATAATCTTGTGCCCCTGAAGCAAGATACATAGGAGCGCTATAAGAACCCCAAGTATCGTAATCTACTTCTGGTTCAATTACTGCTTGTGCTGTTGCTATATCTTGAGCAGCTTGATATGCAGATGTAAATGGTTTATCTAAACTATATCTATTTTCAAGCTCTCCTTTCGCTCCTGTCCACATACGCTGCATTACACCGGGATCAGGATCAGGGACAATAGAAGAAAGCGGTACATTATTATTAGGAGCAGATAGTATACTTGTCTGATACTTACGAGTATCAAAACCTAAGTTCATACTATCTATTTCGGCTTGCGTATATGGAGCAGTAGGAGTAAGAGGAGCAGGAGGAGGGCCAAAAACTCCTGATTGATCCATTGTTAAGGGGTCTGTTATTCCAAACGCCTCTGCTCCGGCTTGAGCGCGAGCAACGCTAGGTGATACGGTTCCTCCACCAAAATCTACACCTGTCATATTTCTAACATCTTGAGCAGAAAGATAATCTGGTTTAGGGGTGGTTCCACCAAAATCTACACCAGTAAGTTCTTTAATTTGATCACCCGTCATAGGCTTGCCTATACTTCCTGCATCAAAATTTAAACTTTCTCCGACTTTTAAATTATTTAAATCAACACCAATATTCATGTCTTGAATTCTTTGTTTAGAAACTCCAGTGCTGTTTACTACATCTTTTATATCCATTCCTTCTTTTATGTTTACAGTAGATTTAAATGGGTTCATAATATTTTTATAATTCTTAGTTATATCTTTTTGAACAGTGTCCCAAGCTCCACCAGTACCAAAGAAATTTTTAGAAGCACTTTGAATATTAACGCCCGGAATTTTATTTAAAGCAGTTTTAGTAAACTCTCCTACAAACTTTGTAACTCCTTGAGTTACAGTATTAAAAGCATTTTTTCCAACTGTTACAAACTTATGAGCGGCACTAACTACATGACCTGCTCCTTTAACTATAGCCCCACCAATACCCCCTAAAGTATTAGTTACCATACTAGAAGCTATTCCACCTATCCCATTCATTAACATATTCCCTATTCCGGGTAGTATAAAAGCCATAGCTATTTGACCGACAATACCTATTTTATTCATAAATTGGCCTATTTTACCAACAACTTTCTTTATGCCCCTACCTATTTTTCTAAAGGTTTTAGCAACACCGCCAAATACTTTTTTAAAGAAACCCATTTTAATCTCCTAATTAAACATTTCGTTAATTAAATTTTTAACACCGTCTGCAACACCCGTACTATTTATAGCTGTATTAGCTTCATTATTCATAGCTGTAATATATAAATTTGTTTTTTGATTAGCTGTATCTAAAGATTCTTTTCTTAAAAAAGTAGCTTCATCTCTTAAAGAGTTCCAAACAAAATCTAATTCCTGTGTTGTGACACCATAAGCATTTTGTACATTTTGTGCATTAGCAGCATTAATAGCAGCAGTATCAGCAGTATTAGCCTGTCTACGCCAGTTAGTATTAGCCTGTTCTATTGCTTGTGCATTAGAAGCGTTCCAAATATCTCTTTGGTTAGTAATGTTTTCATTAAATTGTTCTACTTGTAATTCTACTTGAGCATTAAATTTTGAAGCGTCTAATGAATTATTAGCTTCTATAGCTGCTATTCTGTTTTTTTCAGAAGCATTAAACTGTTCCATTGCATTGCTTTGTGTTGCGTTAAATTGTTCCATAGTATCTTTTTGAGATTTAAGAAACATATTAACTTGATTAGTGGACGTAGCTCCAAATTGTCTTGCTACATTTTCTGCTGCTTGATCAGATAATAATCTTTGTTGCTCCATCTGAGCATCTAATACAGAAGCTTGCTGTTCATTATTTAAATTTGTTACATCTAATTGTAAAAAGTTTCTAGCATTTTCTATTGATAATTTAGTTCTTGAATCGGCTGCACTCAAATCTAAAGATGCCATAGACGTAGCTCTTTGCATTGCTGCTTGTTGTCTAGCATTCATATTAGTTAATGTAGTGTTTTGCATAAACTGACTATTAGCTAGTTCAACTTGTTGTGCTGTAGAAAATTTAGTTAAATCTATATTGGCTTGTTTTGTAGCATTAGTTACTGCTCTTTGTTGATCAACATTTAATTGAGCAACATTCATTTCAGCAGCTATTCTGCCTTGAGCCAGATTACTTTGCATTGTAGCATTTAAATCTGCCATTAAAGCTTGCTGTTCATTTGTTAATGATTCTGCATTGGCTTGATTTTGTGCGCTTAAATTAGCCAGTTCCATTTGCTGTTCATTAGAAAGATTAGCAAGCTCCATTTGTTGTTTGAACCCTGCATTTTTAGACAGAAAATCAGCAGCTACCTGCATATTTGCAAGACGCATTTGATTATCAGCAGTCATGTTTTGCTGCTCAGTTTGGTTCTTTATTTCTAACTCAGCTAATTCTATTTGTTGAGCATTGCCTAATTCTTGAGAATTAATTTGTTGTCGGTTTTGAGATTCTAATTCTGCTGTTCTTTGACGATTTTGTAAATTTTGTAATTCTGTTTGTTGTATAAGCTGTGCGCTAGTTAAAGCCGTTTGTTGTCTTTGTTGAGTTTCAAGAACATTTATATTTTGTGCAAACTGAGCTGTTTGTGAAGAAGCTGTTTGTTGATTAGATAAATTACTTAATCGTCTAGTTGCATTTAAACGTGCTTCTTCTAAGTTAGCCTGTTGCTCTCTATTTAAATTATTTGTTGCTCTAGTTTGTAAAGCTTGTGCGTTGCTTTGTGCCATAGGTAAAGCAGTTTGTATAATAGCATTAAACAAAGCATCTCTACCTACTGTAGAAACACCCAAACCTCTAGCGGCTAAACCTTGTTCTACTGCCGATACAGCGGGTTTTGCCCAAGTTGGAATATTTCCAGACTCCATACCACCTAATAAATTTTCCATTTGAGCCGAAACTAAAAGTTCTGGCGGTAGTGCAGCTACGGCTGCTTGAACATCTATATCTTCAGTATCTATTCTTTCACTTACAGATGCAGCATCTTCTATTGTTTGTTCTGCTAACTCAGCAGGTATATTACCAATAGCAACCACAGCATTTGCAGCAGCTCCTTTAGCAGCTTCTCCAGTTACTTTAGCTCTTTGTCTTGCTTCATAACCTATTTGATCTATCTGTGCAGCTTCTCTAGGCGTAGCGGGTTTACCCGTAATTGCTGATCTCGTTGCAAACTCAGCTTCAGGAGACTCAGATAATACTGCTGTTTCTCCTGTTACTTTAGATATAAAACTTTTAGGGTCTATAATATAATCAACCCCTTTTGCCCTTCTAGATGCTGCCTCTTGTTCTGCTACTTGAGCAGCTACAGCAGGATCAGTTAAAGCTCTAATTTCTTCCATTACTGCTTCTACTGGGGCACCTTTAAAAGCCGGAATTATATCTCCCAACGAACGGGCTAACTCAGCTTCGTAATCTTCGGGCGATACTGTTCCATCATTTACTGCTTCTTTTAAAGTACCAATAGTTTCTTCTATGTCTTTAGCAACAGCTTTATCCATACCACTATAATCAATACCAGAAAAAGTATTTAATTGTTGTATAGCTTCTTCAGAAGTAGTAGTTCCTTCTCTACTAATACCTTCGGCTGTTTGTTGCTGTATTAATTTTTGTTTATCTACAGGTTTATAATTTCTTAAATAACTTCCCGGTACATAAGTTTCTTCTTGTGCTTTAGTAACATTATTTTTATAAGATAAACCAAGAGGAACTTTGCCTTCGTGATTATAATTATAATATTGATTCTGTGCTTGAGCTACTGTTAATCCTGTTGCTGCTGCAAACTCTTCTATAGAAAAATTAACCTGCCCAGTTCCTTGAGCAAGTTTTACAAACTCTGCTCTTGCTTGTTCTTGTGCCGCTATATACTCAGGAGTGTCCGGTGTTAATCCTCTTGCTTTAAGTTGTTCATCTAATGCTAAAATTTGAGACTTTAAACTTTCTGTATCAAAATTAACAGGTTTATTTTTAAACCCTGTATCTTTTATTGTTTCTTTTATAGCTTCTTGTGATTTAGCAGCTTCTTGTTTACCTACAAGTTCTTTAGTAGCATCCTTTACTCCTTCCGAAAAGGGGTCTGTACCAGTTACTTCTTCACCTGCTGCCTTTTGATTTTGACGATCTAATTCTGCCTGTACTTGTGCTTCTGTTGCTCCAAAAGTATCAGCAACTTCTTTTACTGTCATTGCTCCACTATTAATAGCTTCTACAACTTGTTCAGTTTCAAATTCTGTATAAGACCCGTCAACTGGAATATCAGCTACGTCAGCGGCAGTTGTTGTAGTAGCAGTAAAATCATCACGGGGGAAACTTATAAAACCATCATCGGGGTCTATAGCAGTACCAGTAGTCGTAGTATCAGTAGTTGTAGTGTCAGTAGTTGCCGTCTCAGCAGCAGCAGCTTGAGTATTTATAGCTTTTAAATTTTGATTTACATAGTCTTCTGAAACGCCATACTGTGCCGCTAATTGTGCAGCAGTTATTTTTCCTGAATTAAGATCGGCAACTGCTTGGTCTATGTCTGCCTGAGTATAAGCAGGTGTTGTAGTTGTAGTAGTATTTTCGGCTTCAACAGCATCAGGATTAAAAGTTTCTTGAACGCCAATTGGTTTTACAGTGTTATCAAACATAGCAACTCTGTTTAAATCTGCTCCTGCTGCATTATAAACTGAACCAGTAGTTCTATTAGCATCAGCAGTAGGATCGGTACTTGTTGTGTTTACACCACCACCAGAATTAATATCATCCCACGGACTATATTCTTTAGGAGCACCTCTGTCATAAACAGGCGCACCCCTGTCTACAGGAGGCCCAGAGTACATATTTCTTTCTTGCCCTAAAGCTAAACTTGCTTTATTTTTAGCTTTATCATACATTCCTCCAACCATCCTTGTAATATCATTTGGGTTCCAACCCTGTTCAGCATGAACTCTACCACCTTTACGGTAGTCTGCTCTTTTCTTTTGCGCTCTTGCTCTTTTTCCGGCCATAATAATTCCTATGTATTTCTCTCAACTTTATTTATTTTCTCTACCGTTCTCATTGTACCTAAACCGAGCATACCCATAAGAACAGGCATCATAGTAGAAACATCAATTAAAGGTATTGCAATATCTGAATCTGCTAAAACTAATATAAAATTAGTCATAGGGATTAAGATAAAGTTTGACAAAAGCGCCAGTGTACAAGTCCAACCGACTGCCGGCCTCCAACCACTAACAAATAAACTTCTATGTTTAGCTTCTTCTTTATTAACTTCTATCTGTGCTTTAATAACATCGTGGCCGTGACGTTCTGCCATTGTCGCAATGTCGTGAGCTAACTTTTCTTTTAGGTCTTTATCGCTTACTACCTTATCAAGTATTGTTGATACAGGGCCGATAAGCCTATCAATAAGTCCTAACATTAGATAACCAGTGCAATACCAATTACAATTAAGATACCTACACCTACAAGAATAACCTTACGTCTAGGTGCGCTTACAGGTTCGCTTAGTTTTTCTTTAGTTCTTATTACTAAATCTTTTAACTTGTCTAAAAACTCTATCATAAATTTCTCCACCATCTTTTAAATTTATCTTTATAGTGATAATAAACTATCCTAGTTAATTCTATATTCCCTTGTATTAAAATTTTTAAACAAATTATTATTACAACGATACAAAAAGCAATTCCAAATCTTATAAAAAACTCAGTCACTTCCCCAACCCATATAAATGCCTACAGCTAAAGCAGTTAATAATGCAGTTGTTACTATCCTAGCTACTGTTTGCCCCACTGTAACTTTAGTAGCTCTCCAAGAATCTAGTAATCCTCTTAGTTCTTTTACATCGTCATAAGCTTCTTCATCTGAAAGACCTATCTCTTTCAATGCTTCTTTTGCTCCCTCATGCGCTGCTTGATGTATAATCCTTTCTAGTTCTGTTTCGGTCATAATGTCCACCTCACTACCATTTAACCTTATTTACTTTTTTAGCAGGCATTTTATTATCCTAAATTATCTAATTGGTCGTGAGTAGTACAAGCATTAATAGCGGTAATGTTTTGATCTTTAGCATCTTTAGCATCACTTACTAATGCGGCATCACCAGAACCATCCTCAGTTTCAAGGCGCGTTTGATCATTAGCGACTTCCTGATATGCACCTTTAGCCTTACTAATAAGATTTGATTTACGCTGATCTACAGTTAAATTATTTACACCGTAAACAATCTGTACCGGATCAGTAGTAAGATCAAACGTATGTCCAGTATAAATTTGCTTGCCATCAGTAATTTCAGGACGCACTTCAATAGCTGCATACCAATTAGCCTCACCTGCGGGAGGTTGTGTATCCCAAACTTCTCTTACTTCTTCATTTACTACTTTTACAAATAATGACATAATATTTTCCTCTATCCTTCTCTCAAATATAATGAATGAATACCTTGTGAATCTCCAGGCCCACTACTAAGCCAGTTAGTTGCTGTACCTACTTGTACTGGAGAGCTTCTATTAGTACCTGCACCAATACCTAATATTCCTTCATCGTTATAACCCCAACCCCACAAAGTGCCGTCTGATTTAATCGCACCTGAATTTCTGTGTCGCGTGAATACTTTTCTCCAAGTTGTTAAAGAACCTATTTGTACTGGAGAACTTCTATTAGTGGTAGAACCATCACCTACTACTCCGTAACCGTTATTTCCCCAAGCCCACATAGTGCCATCAGTTTTAACGGCAAGACTATTTCTATCTCCTGCCGCTACAAATTTCCAATTAGTAAGTGAACCTATTTGTACTAAAGAACTTCTATCAGTAGTAGAACCATCTCCTAATTGTCCATCATCGTTGTGACCTACTGCCCATAAAGTACCGTCTTCTTTTACTGCTATTGTATGAGAATAACCACAAGCAACAGTTACCCAAGTTGTTACTGATCCAATTTGAACTGGAGAACTTCTAGCAGTAGTAGAGCCGTCACCCAGTTGTCCATTGTCTTGTTTTCCCCAAGCCCATAAAGTTCCATCAGTTTTAATTGAGTGCATAAACTTGTAACCGCCACCAACAGCTAATTCTCGCCAATTAGTTAATGATCCAACCTGAACGGGTGAAGAATAAATAGTAGTATTATTCATACCTAATTGACCTTGACTACCTCTACCCATACTCCACAATGTACCATCATTCATAATCATATGTGATGTGCCATTTCCACAAGATATTTGAGCATTACCATCGCCTGATGGTCCTACATCAGAACCCCAAGTAGTTAATGCACCCACTTGATTTGGGGAAACAAGCTGAGTAGTGTTATCTTGTCCTAATTGACCAGTAGAATTATAACCCCATGACCATAATGTACCGTCTGTTTTTGTTGCTATAGAATGTGCCCCACCCAAAGCAACTTGCGCCCAATCAGTTAATGAACCTATTTGCATAGGAGAAGTATGAGCTTGTGTTTCACCATCTCCACCAGTAGCACCTAATCCTAATTGTCCATTAGCATTGCGGCCAAAACCCCATAACTGTCTTTTTTTATTCGGCTTAGGCCAATTACCTGCTTTTTCATGAACCATTACTTCATCTAATGACCACACACCAGAAGCACTGCCTCCCTCTCCATCAGTAGGTGCAGTAATAGTAGGAGCAGTTTTATTTACAATTCCTCCCGGCCACTCCTTGCTCATGCAATTCTCCGTAATATTTGTTTATTTTTTGTAAGTTTTTCTTTAATTAAATTAAAAGGATCTTCCCAATTACCAAATTCTTTTTGTCGTATTAGTTTCATTGAATCATAATAAGGACAAGTATCTCCTTCTTGTGCATATAAGAAGTAAGGCATAACAGGTATTACTGTCCAAGTTTCTACACCCATTGCGGCTGCTAAATGGCTTACTGAAGTACAAGATGAAATAACCAAATCACATGAGGCAGTAGCTTGTCGTGTATCTTCCCAAGTATCTAAAGGAACTTGTTTAACCCACGATGGACAATCTTCTACACCCTCATCTTTTTGTAAAGAAATAAACTCTGCATCTGCATCTTTTACAGCATCAAATAAAAGATCATAAGGAAATTTCTTTTGATGTTCTTTTTCAAATACAGTTTGTCCTTGCCATCGTAAACCAATTCGGGTTTTAAAACCTCTAATACTTTTAGGTTTAGTAATATAAGGTATACCAGAAAGGTCTTTTAATTCTAATCCTAGTGGAACAACGGCTGACATTCCGTGTACTAAAAAGTCATGGTAAACCCCGTGACACATCTCATGTTGAACAACAGAACTCACGCCCTCAACATCTACAAATAAAGATGCAAGCTGTCCAGAACAAGATACGATTACTTTACAACCTTTTTCGGCAATAGACTTAGCATATCGTACTTGATGTATTTGATCGCCTAGTCCACCTTCTAAATATAATAAAACTGTACCTTTTGATTTTCCGTCCCAACAAGGTGATTGTGAAGTAACAGTATTACCAAATACTCCTATTAAACGTCCTCTATCCATTAACTGATAACCCTTTTGAATTTCTCCTTGACGTAATAAATACCATCCACGATTAAAAGCAGCTCTATGATTATTAGGCTCATTTTTTTCTATTTGTTGACTTAACCGCCAACCCTCTGCAAAGTGGCCTCTTTTTGAAGCAGCTAACTGAAGGTCTAGGTCATGTATTTCAGGGGTTGTACGAGGGTTTTTAAGCCAAAACTCAGGCTGACAAAACGAATTGTAATAATGCTTTAGTACATCTTTGGGGTCTTCGTTGTGCTGCTTTCCAAGCACAGGCTGAATATTGTGCATACCTTCATAGTGATGTAGCTCTTCATCATCTTCCTGAACGCTAGTCCCATCAATCGCTGTAAAGTCATAATTAAAATCAGGCAACTCCAAAAATTTATGGATGCGTTTAAGTTGAGCTTTTGGATTAGCTATAAGGTCTTCATATTCAACTATGCAAAAACATTCAGGTGCAAACTCATAACCAGTTTGTAAAGTTAAATATGCTGCTTTTAAATGAGTACTTAGTATTCCAGATTCCATAAATTTATCAAGATTATCTGGTTTAGCTACTCTAACAAATGATGCCATACAATCAGGTATTGATCTAACAGTAGCTACAATTTTAGGTAGTCTACCTAATACTTGGCTCATAGACTGCATAATAACAGGAATGGGCCAACCTCTGCCTTTATCTATAATAACAGGGTTTTTATAATCTTCATAAAACGTATTAATTATAGCATTCATTGTTTTAGCTAACTTGGTCTTATCTTTATCTGTATTATTTAATAGCTGTTGTGAGTGCCAAGTATTAGCTAACCCGTCTAAAGCAAATACTAACCCTGACGTTGTAGAAACATGAGTCTGTTTGTTTTGGTTAAGTATAGCCGCCAGTACCGTAGAACCGGAGCGAGGCACACCTGACATAAAATGTATTTGTTTTTTCATATTATTAACTCTGAGTACAACTAATTAAACTGTTTTAGTAACAAGTGCGTGTTCTGATTCTGGTTGCCCTGCCAACTTACTCCAAGTAGTAAGCGCCCCAACTTGCACAGGAGAACTATAGCTAGTCGTATTTCCTTGACCTAATTGACCACGATTATTATAACCCCAAGCCCAAAGAGTACCGCCTGTTGTAAGCCCCATACTACTGTGTTTTGCACCTCTAAATCTGCTCCATGTGGTTAAAGAACCTATTTGTACTGGAGAACTTCTATTAGTAGTACTTCCGTCACCTACTTGGCCGTAATTGTTCCTGCCCCAAGTCCAAAGCGTCCCGTCTGTCTTAACAACTCCACAATGATACTGTCCTGCACTTACTAATTGACCCCATGTAGTTAGCGAACCAATTTGAACAGGAGAAGATCGGTCAGTAGTGCTTCCATCACCTAATTGTCCATAGTTATTTCTACCCCAAGCCCAAAGCGTTCCGTCAGTTTTAATAGCAAAACTACTTTGTGTACCATCTCCTAACTGTGACCAAGTAGTAAGCGCACCTATTTGTACGGGAGATGAAGTGTGGGTAGTATTTCCTTGACCTAACTGACCTTGAGTATTTTTACCCCAAGCCCAAAGCGTTCCGTCAGTTTTAATGGCTGTAACAAAATATAACCCACAAGACACTTTTAACCAAGTAGTTAAAGCGCCTACTTGTACGGGGGAAGAATAGTAAGTGGTGTTATTTAAACCTAATTGGCCTAGTCCGTTAGCCCCCCAAGCCCAAAGCGTTCCGTTAGTTTTAATAGCAAGAGTAGAATTACGCATCTGAGTAACTGTTGCCCAATCAGTGCCTACTTGGACAGGAGAACTTTTATTAGCAGTAGTGCCATCTCCTAAACCTCCACTAGCACCTGCTCCCCAAGTCCAAAGCGTCCCGTCAGTTTTAATAGCCGCTGAAATATATTGACCTCCGGCACTGGCTTTCCAATTAGTAAGTTCGCCTACCTGAACAGGTGAAGAATAGTCAGTGGTATCACCTTGACCTAACTGACCATTTTGATTTCTACCCCAAGCCCATTGCTCTCTGGGTGGTACAAGTTTAGGCCAAGTGCTTCCTCCTTCTTCTTGAGTAACGTCTGTCATATACCAAACGCCAGATGTTGAACCGCCTTCACCATCAGTAGGACTATTTATTGTAGGAGGTGTGGCTGAAACTACACCGCCTTTAAATCTTGAACCCATAAGTTATTCCTTACGAAATTTCTTCATAACTAATAGTGGCTACTAAATCACTAGCTGCGCTTGCAATGCCGCCTAATGATTTATCTTCTTCTAAATAAATAGCAGTTGCTTTATCAAGTACAATAAGAGCAGAATCAGCAGGTACAGATATTGTAGAAGCAATAGCTACTCCTGTTCCACCTATATCATCCTGTGGATATAAATTTACTGTAATATCCGCAGCAGCACTACCATCTATATTGGTAATCATAAGCATATTAACTTTTAATACTTTACTGCTACTTGCGGCATTTGATAAGATTTCTGTAGCAGACGTACCAACAGCTACTTGCGCTGTTTTTGCGGTAATCGTTGCTACATTTACTACATTAGGGGCTGACATTTATAAGTTCTCCTTTTAACCAAAGACCATAGCCATAGCAATAGCTTTGCCTGTTGATGCTTTAGTGTCTAACTGCGTTTGTATCGCAGAAGTAACACCGTCTGAATAATTAAGTTCTGCTGCGGTTGCTGTAACATTAGTACCTCCAATATCAAGAGTAGTCATTGAGACTTCTCCGGCTACTGTTAGTACTCCACTAGCTACTGTCATTAAATCCGTATCACCAGTATGTCCAATAGTAGAACCATTTATAATAACATTATCAACTGTTAGAGTTGTTAAAGTTCCTAAACTAGTAATATTAGATTGTGCTGCTCCTGTTACTGTAGCTGCTGT